TGCCAAAATCAAAATAAGGTAGGAAATCCTGATTGTCTACCGATATCGCCGGCATAGTACTAATCAGTTCCCTTAACCTATCTTCTACTACTATCATATTCCAAAGCTATTTGTTAATGAGTAAAATCTAAAAACAACATCTTCGTAATCACTATCATTCTCTGCTAAAAACTGATACATTGACACTTCCATGTTCGTAAACATTCTGTTCGAGTAATCGATACTTAATAAATTACCTTTGTTCTGTATAACCGGATATTCTCCGAGTGCATCACCTTGGTATTTAGTAACGAAACCATTATAGGCCTCTGCTATTCTAGGAATAGACGAGAATGTTTCTGCAGTGTTGGCTTTCTCTTTCACCATGCCGTTTCCAGCAAATGTTCTAGACGTATCGTTTAGAAATATAGAGAAAACATAATCAGCAATTAAGCTATATTTAAAAGTACCGAGAGTGTATCTCAACCCTTCCCACTTTACAAGGACACCAGCTTTATTGGTGTATTCCTTTCCATCAACTAAATCTTTCCATCTTTGGTCGGCACCAGGCAATAAATCACCTGTATTTATGTCGAAACTTGCGATGAAAGATTTCCAAGCTTCATAACCTAAAGCATTTTGCATAACCAACTTCTCATACTTAAGGATGTACTCGTCCAAATTGCTTTGATTTCCACCACGATCCCCTAAAGGAACGAAGTCTTCTTGCACATTTGGAATATTGAGATTCCCTTGAAAGTATGTTTTGTCGATTATCATGTCTTACTTTTTAGCTTTTCTTGGTTTGGCCTTTGCCTTTGGCTTTGCATCAGCAAAAAGACCTTTCTTGATTCCTGCCTTGGCAATATGGTCAGGAAGGTCAAGAATCTGACCTTCCTTCACATATGAACTATTAGCAGGTTTTAATACCTTTACCTTCATCTATTAAACTGCAAGTGCAGCAATGGCAGCAGCGATATCTGCAACTTTCAAGTATCCAGGTGCTTCGCTATCTTTAATTAATAAACAAGTTCTTTTTCTAGCTTTAAGAGTCTTGATGTCACCAGTAAATTGGTCATCAACATACCCTACAGAAAGAGTGTAACCTTCAGCAGCATCGTAAATTCTACCATGTCTTGAATCTCCAATGTAAAGTACATTGTCAGCGACATTGTTATTTTCGATAACCAAGATTCCGTCAATAACATCTCCACTAGCACTCACGAAAGGTGGCATAATGTAGTTGTTGTTGGCATCTTTCTCTAACTTGTACTTGTTGATTTCCGTAATGTTCATCATCAAGAAGTTAGGTGCGAATTTGTTACCTTTACCTTTTACGATAGTTTCTCTAAGAATAGGAACTAAGTCATAAAGAGTTGGAGCAGTAAATCCTCTGTTTACCGGAGTAAATAAAGGTGCTTTTGCGTCCAAACCTAAAATGTTAGCACCAGTACCATCACCTAAAAGTAATTGGTTATCTAATTCTAACTGAACGTTCTGTCCTAAGAAAGCTTGGATTTCTCCAGCAAATCTAGACTGATCCACAACGAATTCTTCAGTTACAGGAATAGAATCACCAATCTTCTTCATAAGGATTGATTTTTCTTCCCAAGCAACAGTAGACTCTGGGAACTGAAGACCTTCTGCAACTGCAGCAGCAGCACGGGCAGTAGTCGCAGTATCCCAATCGATATAAACGATTGTTCCAGCTGAATCTTTACCGATAGAAACGTGTCTCCAAAGGTCTTGCATCACCATTCTTCGTGCATCCAATGGCACTAACTCATTATCTCTGTATGAACGAGTAGAAGTTACCGCAGATACAGTAGCTAATGCTTTTTCAGATACGGTGAACTCATGCATATCTCTACGGTTAGATTTAACGGCAGAAACAGATGCTTCATAGTTCTCCTTGATGATTGCACCTAAGTCGTTAGACTCATTCTCTTTTCTTACGTTTTTAAGTTCGCCAACTTGCAAGCCGATCTCGTCAGCTAATTCTTTAACCTCTACAATAGAGTCCATAACCTCTTTAATAGTCTTTCCTTCGAAAGCACCAGAGATTGCTTCGCTAATATCCTCTTTTGAGGCTTTAGCTTCAACCAAAGACTTGAATTCATCAAGCTTTGTGTTCAAATCATTTGCTCTTTTTTGAGCCAATTCTAATTCTGTCATTTTTTTACGAATTATAATTTAACATTATTTAAAAACTCATTCAGAAATTCCGATGCCTGCTTAGTTGCAACTTCCTTCTGGTTCGTGTCGATAACTTCGTCATGAGTGGATTTATCCGGCTCACTGGCATAAAGTATGGGAGTGACACTATTTGATCCTTCAAGAACCATACTCCCTTCTTTATATATTTTTGCTTCATGGACACCAAAAAAATATCCATCAATAGCAACTTCTTCTTTATTAGCAATTTTCCCTATGTGCTTATCATAGTAGGCTTTTTCTTCCTTATAAGCCTCATCCTCAGAGTTTACACCCATCTGGACCTTAACGTACTGCATTCTTATAGAATTCTCAACAGGTAATTTATTCTCAATTGCGTATACTGCATCTTTGTTTGCGAATTCTTGGAGTTTTACCTTGTATATCAACGCCTGAGTGCTTCCTTCAAGTTTACTTCCCAAATCCTTAAACGTAAACTCTTTGGTCAATATTTCAACATCTGCCGGAAAAGCTATTATTTTTCCGATTTCCAATTGGTGATTGATGATGTAATACGTCTTACCAATTTGCTCACTCTTGCTTTTATCCCATAAACCATCAAAATGAACATCCTTGTGAGAATCCATGATATTGGTGGTGTTAATAACAGGATAAAAATACCCAGTTTCGCCTTTAAAGTCAATGTTTTTTCCTTTTTCTGTTCCATGATTTGTTTTGTTTTTTAATACCGATGGTGGTATTGCCACACTATCGCTATTTTTTATTACTGATTTCTTTAACGCCAAGATTGTATCTTTATTTGCCTTTAATTCAGCAAACATCTCTTCTTTCGTTTCAAACTCCTTATTTAATACTGCACATTTAATCATTTTGCTATAGCTTTATCCAAATTAGTAATCTTCTCTTTCAAAGCCAGGTAAAAAGGACTCGTTTTGTCAAAACCCTTTTGGCTCTCTATTTCCGTTAATCTTTCTTTTAATTTGTCTACTGTTTTTCTATTGTCTGTCATAATATTACATTTTATCTTTCCATTCGTAATACTCAGCGTTCGCTTGTTGTGGAGTCATGATCCCAGCGTCAACCATTTGCTTGACACCAGACATTATTGACTTCATTCCCAATGCTTTAGACTTCTCAATCTCTCTCATGATTGGTAAATGGTCATAAGTACCGATTAAATTAGTACCGTACCGAGCGTTTATTGTATTTGTGAAGTCATTCATCTCAACCTGTATCTTTTTCTGCACAAAGTTGATTACTGCCTTGGCCTGGTTCTCAAATGTAGAACTTGAGCCTGACAATGAGAATAATTCCGGTGGAATACCCAATGCACTAATAATTACATTTCCGTCAGCAATGATAGATTCATCTAAACCTAATTCTTTCAGCTTTATGTGTAGCGATTGCCACTCTAATTCAGAATTTGAAATAACAGTCCTTGTTTGACCAGAACTTACTCCATATTTTCCACCAACACCCAATTTACGCTCTAAATCACCTCTTTCTTGCTTTTTTAGAGGTATTTTAGCCATATTTCCTTGAGTTTTGTTGATAAACATCTCTTTTCCGTTGGATTCTATCACTATATTTTTACCGTCAAATGCCTTTTGTACCGTAATAAGTGGCTTTCTGATTGCCTCTAGACGACTTGGTGAAATCCACCAGTTTTCATCCTTTCTGCTCTCATCAATACCATTTGCCAGGTCATAATAGGCCATTATGTCATCAAATGTCAATACCTTATTCTGATTTTCAGAATCATAGATAAATTGACGAGCCAATTCCTTTTTTTCAGCACCTAACGTAAAAGGTAGGGTTGTTTTGAAGTCCTCGTCAAAATCAATGAGACTTGGCTTCAAATTATACATCATCTTCACCCTTTTGACATTATCACCAGCACCGGAAGTTACCGGGTATTGGTACAACCATCCACAAACATATTTGAACCATATGAATTGCTTNAAGAAGTCATCCCTTGTCTGNTAAATGTTTGGGTTGTTCAGTAATTTAATTATGTCGGTGTCATCCTTTCCGTTCTCTGTGAAACGAACCATGGAGAAGTAATCAGCAATCAGCGAAATACCAGGCATAAGTATCGGATGTCTATATGCCATTTTCAACTTGTTTCCGTAACCTGACCAATCAGCATCAGCTTTCCTTTCCTCGTAGAATGCTCTACCCCCTGTATCTCTTGTTACCTTCCAGCTTCCCCAGTTAAATAATCCCATATCTAATATTGTGATAAATCGTCAATTAATATTTTTGATCCTGTAATGCTATCTGGAGCATCATCGAATTCATTCTCGGTCTTGTCTTTATTGTATCTGAAGAATTGTCTCATGGCCAGGTCATACATTCCACCAGTCGGCACATCATTCCTAAATACATATTTCATTCTCACCCCTGCAGCGTGAGTAACTATCCTTGTGTGCTTGTTGGCTTTCTCGTGAACAAACATTACCGTTGAGTCGTCAGGAACATTCTCATTTAGAGTTGTCGCAAAAACTGATCCTACTCCATTGCTCTCAACCCCAACGTAATCTAACTTATGATGTTTGATGTACTCGGCACATGCCGGTAATGTGATACTAGAATTATCCTGAGTAAAGTACCAATCAACAACATAACAAAAGTTCCCAATCTTGTAAATTATTGGAAAACTTAAGTAATCCATCCCTCTGTCTGCTACATCTATAAACCCATATTTGCCGTCAATATTGCTAAGATTCAACTCGCTGAATGAGAATTTTTGAAATTCCTTCTCGTGAAATAATGCTCCTTTTACGAATTTTGTCCAATGCCCTAGAGCAACTTGATTATATTCCTCAATGTTTGTAGCCTTCATCCGGTTGAATTCTCGCTCAACAGATTGTGGTACGAATTTAGGATTCAAATCCAAATAAGTTGTGTGAATATAAAGTACGTTATCCTTAATCCCATTCCATTGACCCGGAACTCCCCTCTCTAAAAACATCTTCTTGAATATCCAATGCTCATCGTCAGGTGGGTTAAAGGAAAGTATACTTAAATTCTGATGCGTCTGCGTCCGTATCGATAAATATATCTTATTAAAAGTCTCGTAATCCGGAACCTCTTCTGCCTCATCCACAATGAAACAGGAAAAACCCTCAAGTGATTTAAGAGCAGCCGTCTGATTTCCCGATGAGGTTTTCATCCCACGGAAAGTAACAGAACCTGGATTCTGCTTTTTGTTCCTACCCATCACCTTGTTCTTCACCGTCTTGAACTGGTCGTCATATCCCATAATCGCCATCTTGTCCATGAAGTTAGGAATAATCGAGTCTTCAGCCGAGGTNAGTGTATACCTGGTGAATAATGTCTTGTAGTCATATTCTGCAGTAGCGTAAGAATCCCAAAGTCCTAACACGTAAGACTTCCCTGAGTTCCTTCCACCCGACATTACAACTGTGTCTATTTTGGCTAACCTTCTGGCATAGTCCAAATCCAACTCGTCCGATTCTCCACGAATAACGGCTCTAGCCTTTGGCAAGTCGAATAACGGTTGATACTTACTACAAATATCAAGTTCCGGTGCTTCGTTTTCCATTTATGTCTTTTACTTTTCCTGATTTGTCGTGATTGGTGAACTTTAACTTCGGTGTCTTCTTCTCGTATCCACCGTCCTGATCTTCCTTGCTCATAACAAGTCCATCAATATTATGTAACATGAAATTCATAAACGTTGGCGATACACCGTCTTGAGCCAATTCCTCATAATACTCTGCTATCAAAGTCTTTGCGTACTTTATAGTTTCAGTATATCTTGAATTGCGAGCAGCATAAGCATTCATCTGCTTTCTTGAAGAGAACCCTAAATGAGTTATTAACCCATAATAAGATAACCTTCGAAACTCAATTACCCTCTGGTTTGGATTACGACCAACAACCTTCCTTCCAATCTTACATCCATCTTCAACATATTGCCTTATCATGAACAACATATCCTCAGGCTTGTGATACTCAGGTGGTAAGCCTATCCTCTTTACATATTTCTTTTCGAGATTCTTCTTCTGCTTGATTAAGAAATCTCCCTCTTTCTTGTCTGCCATATGTTCATTAAACGGTGTGGGGGAGAAAAAGTTGTAACTATACAAATTTGTTATAGCTAGTTGTACAAACTGGATTTTTGTGGAGTGACAGAAAGCCGGCCCCGTATCCGATTTTTGGCTGATAAGCATTCTTTTTGACATATGCAAGTTTTTGACCATGTTTTTATGATCGATTTTTCTTATGAAAAATAGATCAACGATAGGCCAGGCCTATAGGCGAAGCATATATATAAACAAAAGTTTTTTTNTGGCTAANNGCCTGGGGATCAACACTTTATAATTTATATGTTATAAGGCCACAATATTTTTTACATTTTATCATTATTATAACATATTTAATATGTATATTTGATTATTGTTAATTTAAAATCTTATACCATGACAGCTTACAATCAATTTAGATTAGACTTTTATAAGGACTTTGTAGTAACTAAAGAACAATATTTTTTATCTAATTTAACAGTATCACCCGAGCAAACAAGACAGTACAAACAAGACAATTTTGACGGCCGTATATGTAATGGCCATTACCAAACTAAGAACAAATAATAATTAATCACTTAAAATAAACACTATGAAAGATATAAAAGTTATAACTAAATTAAACGGNCAAANAAGAGTATTATANATNNNACGTATATACGTTAATTTCTCACAAAATAATAAATCTAACATCTAATAAATATAATTATGAAATCAATAGAATACATTTACGCAAACCTAGAAACAAGAACAATAAACGTGATAGAATTAAAGCTATCTCAAAATAGTAAAATAGGCAATGGCCTTGTTATCCAAACGTATCACTTTAGTATAGAACAAATAAGTAATAATGATATAACTTTAGATAGTGTTAACTGTTTAGATTGTCCTCTTTCGCGTTCTAATGGTTACAAATTAGGTATGTGTTATACCCA